CAAGCATCCACTCCGCCACGGGTTACGCTCAGGGCGGTATCGTAAAGGGCAACTCATACAGTGGTGACAATATCGGTGGTCTGGTGGACGGAAGTCAACTGGTGGGTTTAAATGCGGGCGAGGTTGTGCTGAATGCGAGTCAGCAGAATATGTTGGCGCAGAATCTCCAGAACAATGGATCGACGGTGAACGTCGTAGGCCGCGTGGTGGGTGAGGACATCTTCCTGTCGGCTGACCGCTACGCCCGTCGCTCAGGGCGCGGCTCAATACTAACTGGTAAAAATCTATAATCGATATGGCACAATTAGGCAATAATATCCTGGTATATCTCAACGGCACAGCCATCGCTGGCACGAAGGTTAACGAGATACAAATAGACTGCGAGACGATTGAGATCACCAACACGAGCAGTGCGCAGTGGCGAAAGTTTATCGCAGGCCGCAAGACGTGGACGGTGAGCACATCGTTTCTTGTGCTGGCATCTGCTGACATCAAGAAAGTGCTCGAAAGCGGCACTATCTTCACACTTCAGATTCGTGACCGCCAAGGGTCGGCCATCCTTCAGGGGCAGGCCATCTTGAAGACCAGCAAGATGAGTTTTCCGATGGCTGCGCTTGCCACCGGCTCCATCTCATTCCAGGGAAGTGACGAACTACACATCCTCCAATAACGTAAGACTATGGCATATCAGCAATCATTCATATCGCTCGACGGTGAGACCTTCACCTTGCGCATCGACGGCGTGACACCATCGGTGGCCCTGCCACTCTCGGACGATCCTATATCGACCGACGAGGACAGCGACTCGGATATGTTCATGCCCATCAGGACGCAGAGCGGATACATCCGCATACTATCGACCGACAAGACGACGTGGCGGCAATTCATCCCATCGTCGGCCACAGCGATGCCCGTCACGCTGAAGAAGGGCACGGCTATCGTGTGGCAGGGGTACGTTCAGACGGGTACATACGGCACAACGTGGCCCGCCATCTATGAAGATTTCGAGCTGCCGATCACTTGTGGATTGTCAGTCTTGGAGTCGTTTGATGTCGATGTCAATGGCCCCGGCGACACGGTGACCATCGGCCAACTGCTCGCATATCTCTTCGGCAAACTTTCAGGACTGACCTATAAGGCTTATTTCCATTGTGGTAATCCCGGTTATGTGTCGGCATGGTTGCAGTATCGCGTCATCTGGCGTAATTTCCTCGATGAAGACGATGGTACGCTAAAACCATCCTACAACTGTCAGGAGATACTTGAAGAGGTGTGCAAGTTCTACGGTTGGTCGTGTCGCACGCATGGCGACGGCATCTGGTTTACGAACATTACCGACTCCGAAAGAAACGATGTGGTACAGGTATTCACGATGGCGCAACTTGCGAACGGCTCATCTACCACTTTCGAGACGTTCACATCGCACGCACTTGCCGATGCCGACTTCGCCAGTACGGACCACTCAGAGGAATGGATTCCAGGCTGCAAGTCTGTGACCTTCAATTCAGAGCTCAACGCCTTCGATACCATCATCGAGGTGCCAAAGGATGAGCTGCTGAAGGCGCACAAGAATGACACACCATTCCGCAACGAGCACTGGAAGGACGTAGACGCCAACGAAGCGTGGATTCAATTCCGTGACGCACTCAACTACGAGAATGCACTTGTAAAGATCAAGTCTTATGTCGAGTCGGCTGTCGATGACCAGCCGCAATGCTTCGGCCGTCTCATCATCTTCGACACCGACATGGAAGAGCCGAAACTGCGATACAACTGGACACTCTCCATCGATGCCTTCCGCTCGGAGGACTACGGGCCTCGACGCAGTTCCACACCGCTCATAGAGATGGAGTCGAAAGCGGCCTATATCCTGAGCGACGGCATTCTATATATTAATGGTAAGACCGACAACTCTATAAATGGCAAGGCAACGTGCGTGCTGAAGGTAGGCAACCAGTACTGGAATGGCACGGCATGGACATCGACAGCCAGCACATTCGAGCTGCTGTGCGATTCTCAAGGTATCGAAGACACCCGTACCTCGATTAACGACACGGAGTATCAGGGCACGGGCATCCCCATCACCACCACGCTGACGGGTAAAATCTATTTCGCAATCAACGATGTGAGTCTGGTGTCATTGCTTATGATTGCGTTTAACGGCTACTTCCCCTTGCAAGACTTCGAGATCGGATTCGTGCGTCGCCAACAGGACTCGGAAGCCAACGACCTGAACTACACGGCCACGGGCGGCGCTTTCCCCGAAGAGGTGACGGTGGACTCGATTTTTTGCACCGACAAGTCGAAGACGGAAGGCAACAACACGATGCGCTGCGAGATGGGCTACGGGCTATTGATGAGCAACACAGCCGTCATCGATACCATCCCATATAAATCATCGTATCAGAAGCCGGAGCAGCACAATGCCAACCTGATTGCAGCTTATGGCTCGACCATTCGGCAGGTACTCACCTTTCAACTCTGGAACTCGCGCGTGGCGGCATCGCCTAAGTCGGTCATTACGCTTGGCGGTCAGAGATATTTCCCCGTCAGCATCAGTCACAACTGGCGCGACGGATTGTCAACGATTAAAATGATGTCACTATGAGCAAGACGATAACAAGAAAATACATCAAACGCATCACGAAGCGTGAAGGTAATACCAACGTCCGTCAGAGCAGCGGAGGCGGTGGTGGCGGTGGCGGCGCCTCGCAATACTGGGTAGAGGAAAACTACATCTCCAAGCCGTTCTTCAATCAGCTCTTCACCGTGCTGGATGAAGACGGGAACGCCATCGAGCCGAACGACACGGAGACCGCCATCGAATCGATTCAGTCGATGTTCGGATTCTGGTCAGAACTCTATATATCCGCACTCGGACATGGTAGTGGCGGCTCTGCCGCCATCACATTGGGGATGCTCGAAGATGTGCAACTCACAAGCCCGCAGAACGGACAAGTGCTGAAGTTCAACGGCACGAAATGGGTAAACGGTGAAGGAGGTGGCGGTAGCATCGATATGCGGACAGTCTGGGAGAACCTTGCAGCCAGCGGTAGTCAGCAGATCAACGCTTCACACCTGTCGAACGCGCTCTCAAGCTATGCCACGCAGTCGTGGGTGACGCAACAGGGATACCTCACGTCTTCGGCTATCAGCGACATGGCAACCAAGACGTGGGTAAACTCACAGATCGGCGACATGGCAACGAAGACATGGGTAGGGCAGAACTACCTCGGACTACACGCAACAGCAGACGCAGCCACCAAGCTCGCTACGCCTCGCACACTGTGGGGACAATCATTCAATGGAACAGCCAACGTCAGCGGAGACATGAGCAGCGTGGGCGACATCGCCCTCGGCAACGGCAAGCGCATCTACAATGCCGCACAAGGTAGTGGCGGTTCGCTCTATATCGGTCGCTCAGATGATGCCGGTTGGGTGTATATGTCAGATATGTGCTCACGTCAGGGAGACGGCTATTGGAAAGTCTATAGCAATGGCAACTCAGAATTCGCCAACGTCTATTCACGCGGCTATGTGACCGCTCTCTCCGACATCCGTAAGAAGAACGTCATCGAGGACATCGAACTCGATGTGAATGCCATCGCCTTGGCCCGGCTTATCCGCTTCACTTGGAAAGACCGAAAGTTCGATAAGAACGAACACGTTGGAGGTATCGCACAGGAATGGCAGAAGATACTACCCGAAGCCGTTCACGAATCGGCAGACGGTACGCTCTCGATGGACTATGGGACTATCGGCATGATCTCAGCTGTCACTCTCGCCCGCAAGGTGGTGAGAATGGAAAGCGAGGTCGAAATCCTGAAAAAAGATATTGAAAAACTGAAAAAACAATTAAACATAATATAGAGTATGGATATTGCATTATTGATTATTTCGATTTGTGCACTTGCGCTGTCGGTTGTAGCCTTTGTTAAGGTTGGTAAAAAGAACACCGAAACTATCAAGGAAACGGTGGTAAAAGAGAGTGTCGCACCGATTACGGAAAGCCCGTTCACCTACGATGCCGAAAAGCATCAGTATGTGCTTGATGGTGACTTGAACGTAAAAGGCGGTATAACGTGTTTGTATTCTAACGTAAAAGATTAAGACTATGGCTTACAATCCTTCAACAACTATTGTGTCCGCACCCGTATCATTTACGGATGTTCAGAATGCTCTTGGTGTGTCATATACCGACCTTGCGGCATTATGTACTGCAAGCACTATAAACAAATGGGCAAAATACAAGCCCGTGGTTTATCCTTCTGTATCAAGCAGTAATGACGGAAAAGGCACGGTTATCAATACGAGCACAACAAAGCAGATGTATGGTCTGAACGTACCAATTACATCAGACCCATTTACCGTCTATAAGAATGGCGGTGGCGAATGGACATACACCAAACCAAGTGGCGGTGCGGCATCTCCTTATCGTCTGGCAGACTTCAATGGTTATCGGCATAATGCAACGCCACCCATATATACGGGGTTTACAAAAGACGTTTTTCAGAATTTCAATATCTTTGCGACGGCATTCATCATTGATTTTACTGTTGGAAATAGTCTTTCCATCATGGACTTTTCGTCAGCACCAGCCGTTAGTGACAACATCAGGATTGGTGCAATACTATACCAATGCCCATCGGCAACAAAGACAGATTTGAGTACATGGCAAAGGCTTGTTACCATCTCCACAACGAATGCGGCCTTGATGAGAAAGACTATCACCATCGCTGATTTGGCAGCACAAAACGTTCATATTAACGATGGTTCATTCTATGCTTTTGTGCTGTATCTGGCAGACAATTCCCAGCACGTCAACTTTACGATGCCTTGGGATAATTCGCACTACTTTGCAGCTTTGTATGAAGCAAAGGCTCTGCCATTCTTCAGTATAGCGTCTCCTTATATATGGATGCTACCAGATATTAACGTATCATCACGATACTTTGCATTTACACCGTCAGCAGCAAGCACATACACCCCAGGCTCTTTGTCAACGACATTCTATCTCAGAATCCCGATCAGCACATACAGGAGCTATAACGGATTGCAACGAAACCTCGTCTTCGGAACTACCGACAGAATAAGGATAAGAATCAATGGCCGTGGCGACGTATTTGATGGAACGCTTGTCAATTCATCAGGTACTGAAATATCAAGTCAAACAATTATTATCAGGGATGACACACAAGCCGTGACAGATACGCTCTATTTCAAGTTTACGGGAGTGCCTACATCATTATGGAACTACGGAACTGGAACAGCGCAGACGAACTATCTATATATGTATGTAAGTCACGATTCTGGTACATCATGGCAAGGACTCACCAATCCGGCTTATACTGGTATCGCATTCTTTAAATAACTTATATTATTAACCACTTAAAAATTTTCAGATTACTGGTACATTAGTCTTCATATTAGTTAATTTGTTTTAGATGGTTTCTCGGGGTGGCAGCGGCCACCCCTTTTTTGCTCACCAATCGGAAGCGATTGGTAAACCCACGACCACTTTTTGTCGGCATTGTAGAAACGACAAAAAGTAAGATTCGATATGACGAACGAACAAGACAATGGCTTGAAGTGGCTGAGCATCGATGCCATCCACGCACACTGCCGCATCGACTTCAACTGCGAGGACGCAGAACTGGGGCAGATGGGCATCACAGCCGAACAAGCCATCCTCGACCTGACGCGGCGCACGTATGAGAACTTCATCGATACGTATGGCCGCATACCCGATCCCATCTTCAACGCCTCGCTGTTGCTGGTACAGAACCTCTACAACAACCGCGACGCTGCCGACAGTCAGAAGAAAGACCCGTCGATGTACGGCTTCGACATGATGCTGAAGAACTACATGGTGTTGACGGGTGGCACACCTCTCCAGGTGGAGCGCGACGGGCTGATTGATAAGTTGACCGTGGTGCAGACGGAGTTCGATTTCGACTTCGGTGAGATCACCGACCCGACGGATGAACTCGTCGAAGCATACGACACCCAGCGCAGGAACATGGCGGCACTCTACAACCGCTATGCCTTCATCCAGCAGCCCACGACGTACATCTGTCAGAAGTTCCGCGAGGCCATCGCCAAGGCGAAGGAGGACTGCGACGAAATCATCAACCGACAAAACGAATAGGCTATGGGTTACAGTGCAGGATTTCTTCATGACATCATCCAGCCTCTCAATCGAAAAGAGGCTGTGTCGGGCAAGTTCGGTCTCGACTCGGCAGGCATCGAGTGGGAGGAAGTCGGCTGTCTTCATGCCAACGTGGACTATCAGCGCGGCAAGTCGGCCATGAATGCCGGAAGCCTCGATGCCTATGCGGTGAAGATTGTGCGCATGAGGTGGACGAACGTGTTCAACGAGCGCAGCCGTGTCAAGTATCTCGACAAGACCTATCAGATTATTCCCGAGACGTGGAATGCGAACCACCGCGAGAACACGCTGCAATTCCTGATGCAGTTAGTAGTAAACGATAAATAAAAAGGAACTATGACGAAACAGAAGACAGTAGCAATTGTGCATTTCAACACCCCCGAACTGACCGAGGCTTGCATCCTGTCAATCAGGAAGCATGGCTGCGACTGGCCGGTTGTGGTGTTCGACAATTCGAGAAGCGTGACATGGCCTGCCGGTGAAGGTATGCCGGAAAGAACCATCGAGGCGCACCCATTCACCAGACGGATGAAGGGCGTGAAGGTAATAGACAACACCAAAGGGCAGGTGATAGACTTTGAGAGCACGCTGGCGGCATTCCCCAACAAGACGCAGGCTCATGCAGCGGTCAACGGCTGGGGCTCTGACTGCCACATGATGACCGTTGACAAACTCTTCGACCTGCTGCCTGACGGATTCATCCTCGTGGAAAGCGACGTGCTGATCAAGGCCGACATCCGGCAGATGTGGCGCGAGGAGTATTCCTTCACTGCCTACGTCCAGCGTCAGCAGCGGGGCAATAAGTTCGGCATGGGCAGGATTCTGCCGATGCTGTGTTATCTCAACGTGCCGAAGTTCAAGGCAGAGGGTGTGCGCTACTTCGACCCCGATAGGTCGTGGATGCTTCACCCAGACGAGAACGACCGCAGGAATTGGTACGACACAGGCGCATCGCTGCTCGAAGACGTGCTGAGCCATCGCCCAAGACTGAAAGGCTTGCATGTGGATATTCGCCCCATGGTGGAGCACCTGGGCGGGGCATCCTACAAGACACTGAAGGGGCAGGCCGAATGGCTGACTAAGCACCGCGCACTATGGGAAACGGAAGGTAAACCCCAGCGCACAAAACGCACGAATAGTAAAAAGGAATAAGATATGAGTTTTTTCAGTAATCTATTCAGAATGGCTACGCCCGAAAATGCGCTGATGTTGCGCGAGGCGACTCCCACACCGGGAGTGCCCAGCAG